GATTTAACGCCGTGGAGATATGGGTACTTTTTCAGGTTGACAAATATCCGAATAAGCAGCATGTTATCACTTGCGGCGATTATACATATACCTGTAACGGAATCCGTGAGATTGACGAAGCGCGCCGGTGGGTGGTGATAAATGCTACACGTAATTTGACAGCGAAAACGAATATACCGATACCACCGGCGATAGATACCGCCGACAGCATCGTAATAACAGCCGATTCAATAACAGCAACAGCAGACGCAATATAATAGCCATGGCAGAAGAAATCATTAACAACGGAACATCCCCCGGCGACTTTACCGGCGAAGGCTTGTATTATGCTTTCGGAAAAGTGAAACGCATGTTTTCCGAATTGTATCAGAAGTTTGTAGCCAGTGATGCAATTTTGGGAACGCATACCAGCCAGATCGGAGCTTTACAGGGCGGTCAGACTTCATTAGCGGGTCAGATTACTGCTATCAATAATCAGATGACGGATGGAATCGTAACATTCCGTTATCGAACCGTAGCGGGAATTTTGTATATGGATAGAACAACGACCGCGCTCGGCTTTGGAGGCGTTGAAGGGAACGACTGGGTAAATATTAACGAGTATCAGTAATGGATGAAACTGGAATCATAATAGATCAGAATGCTATCAATAGAATAATAAAGCATTTGGACGGGATTTTTAAGGCTACGGAGCCACGGGAAAACACTCCGATAACAAAGGCTTTATTTGAATCCGGTTTGTTGCTTGAAACTAATATAAAAAAATCACCATTGATGCCTGTTGTAACTGGGCGTTTGCGTTCATCTTTCCATTCAAAAACAAGGAACTCTGAAAATTATCAGTATAGCGATAAAAATAATAAGTCCTTTAATGGCAGTTTAAAAGAGGTAATAAAAGAGAATCAGGAAATAGCTGTCGGGTCGAATGTCGAATATGCACCTAAACAGAATTATTTGAAAGGCTTTTTATCCCAGGCTTTTTACGCCACCCTGCCACAAATTAAAAGGAAATTGCATGATGCTTTTACAGTAGTAGCAAAAGGAGGCAATATATGAAAGACTGCAACCGCGCCATAAGGACATCATTTTTTAATCGCATAATTGCGCTTGGTTATTCGTGTTATGATACCGTCCCGAAATTGGCGTCTACTCCGTACTGCTATCTGTATAATCAATCCGCCTACCAGGATGGACTTCAGGATCAGCATGGCCAGGTAGCATCTATTTCGATCGACATCATAAAGGAATATCAAAAGGACTTCGGAGGCGGAAAAGATGTTGATGTTATCGCTAATGCTATCATCGAGGACATTCTTAAGTTCGCCCCGAATCAAATCAAAGTAACTGGATTCGATGTCGTGGACTGCTCACTGGAGGGTACCAACACAATCAGTCAAACTACTGACACTAACACAATATTTATCCGCACACTGAAATTCAAATTAATCATTTATGAACTCTAAATTTTAAAATCATGGCAAAAGTAAATGGAAGCCTATTCCGCTTGAAAATAGGCAGCTACCTGGTAGCAGCAACAACGGACTGTGAATTTTCGTTGAATATGGACAACCCGAAAACAACTACCCAGGATTCAGGCGGTTTTGAAGAATCATTGGACGGCGGAGGGATTATTAGTGCTTCAGGTAGCATCAACGGTCTGGTTGACCCAGATGCAAACTTTTCGGCTGAGGAACTACTCGACCTTATCCTGAATCGCACTACTATGCCGACAGCTCAATATGGTGTCGTTGGAGGTCAGGGATATACCAGCAAAGTGAAGTTAACAAACGTAAAGCTCAACGGGGCAAACCAGCAGCCCGTTGGCGTTTCTGCATCATGGGTAAGTTCAGGTGATATTGTGAAATTAACAACAATGACGTCTTAGTATGATCGGAAAAATTGATGTCGAGATAGGAGGGGAAACCAGGCGGATAGCTTTTGGGCAAAACGCTTGGTATCTGTTTACTAAAATGCAGGGTATCACGCCCGATAAGATTCGCCCCTTTATGGCCGATCAACTCATGAACCCGGCTGCATTCCGTGATATTATATACTGCGGATTGAAGGCCGTAGATTTGACGGAAGGCAAGAAAATTGAATACAACGAGTATCTCGTTGGTGATTGGCTCGATGCAATGAAGCCCGAAGCACTGGATTTGATTATATCTACGGTGTTGGAATCGTTGGGAGTATCAGCAGGCGAAAAGGTAGTAAAAAAAAAGGGAAAGTAAAGCCGACAACGTGGGATGACCTGTTGACATTAGCGGCTGAGGTTGGCATAATGCCTGAACAGTTCTGGCTGATTACGGAGCGGGAGCTGATGGCAGTGATAAACGGATACAGGCATAGGCAGGTAGAAGATTGGAAGCGAGCAAGGTTAACGGCGTATATGATATATGCCACGAATGCAAAGAACCCTGAAAAGATAACTACCTGGCTCCCGCTGGAAGGTGATACAGTAGAGAAAAACACGAACACCCGCGCACGTATTAAGAAAATGAATTTAAAAGCGAATCAGATATGGGGTCAATTGTAGAGGAACTGCTGGTAAAACTTACCGCCGATAATCGGGATTTGAAGGCGAAGCTGAAAGAATCTGAAAATGATGTAGGTTATTTCGGTAAGAAGATTTCAGCGTTAGGGCCGATGATAGTGGCCGCTTTCTCGGCAAAAGCAATACTGGATTTTGGTGTTTCCGCTTTTAAGGCTGCGGAAGAGCAGGAACGAGCTAATAAACGATTGATGTTTGCCGTTAAAGGGAGTGCATCCGCTTATAAAGAGCTTACAGAACAGGCGGAGGCATTAAGAGCCGCCACAGGTATTGAACCTACATCCATAATGCAGATACAGCAGATGGGTGCCAATGCTGGATATTCTGCTGAAAAGATAAAGAAAGTAACACAAGCCTCAATAGAACTTGCAGCCGTAACAGGTCAAGACCTACAGGCAGCATACATGCAGGTTAACACTACTTTCAACGGATCGGTAGGGCGTTTGACAAGGCTCGATGCAGAGTTCGGAACGCTTACAAAAGCGCAACTCGAAAATGGTGATGCCGTTGATTTGATTATTAAAAAATATGGGGGGGTGGCCGCCAAATCAGCGACCGAAACGCAAAAACTCTCTTCTAACTGGGATGAGTTTAAAAAACATTTAGGATCAGAAATTGCTCCTGCAATAAATTCTTTTTTTGATTTACTTAACAAAGATTTTGAAATTGCCAACTCAAAATATTTGCACACATTTGGGGAAAGAAACTTTAATAGAGATAGAGCCCTGAAATTAATTGAAGAAAGAAAAGCCGTAGAAGAGAATTTAAAAGCATGGCAAATATATGATATAAAAGTATCTCAACAGGGATTCTTGCAGACGGATAAGGGTAAACAAATGGTTGCCGAAAAGATAGCCGCGTTAACACTGGCTGCAAAGGGGGGTGCTACTGCAACAACGACCGCTACAACAACCGCGGCTAAAGACCCATTCGCAAATATGGAACTTGAAACCGGCAAAGGTGCTATGACTTTGTATAATGAGATGCTACAGGAGCAAGTCAACGCAAGCAAAAAGGCAAACGATGAGATTGCAAAAGACAGAGAGGAGAAAGACGCTGAAGACATGAAGGCACTTGAAAAGATGGATGCCTTTAAGCTCAAAATGACGGAGCTTGATGTTCTGCACGAAAAAATTGCGGCAGAAAAGAAAAAAGTTATTGATAGGAATGTAATGGCCACTAAACTTAACATAATAGGTCAGGGCGTTTCAGGTGCAGCATCGTTATTTGAGCAAGAGAGTGCCGCATATAAGGCAGTGGCGGTGGCAGGAATTGTAATTTCTACAATAGCCGCTTCGATAGCCGCGTTAGCTCCACCACCAACAGGATATGGGCCTCTCATTGGCCCGTGGATGGTCGCTGGAATTGTAGCAGCCGGCGCGATAGGTGCCGCGCAGGTTATGGGCGTTAAATTCGCTGATGGTGGCATTGTTTCCGGACCTACAAATGCACTCATAGGTGAGTATGTCGGTGCGCGAAGCAACCCAGAAGTGGTGGCTCCACTTGACAAACTGAAATCTATCATAGGAGGTCAGGTGCAGCAAGTTGAGATATATGGCTATCTTGACGGCGATGTAATAAGATTGGCGAATAAAAATTCAGAATATAAATCAGCAAGACGCTTTTAAATGGCAGGGTCGACAAATAACTTTCAATATATTTTCAACTCCATAAATGGGAACCGGTGGAAAGTTGAGATTCTTGATATTGTAGATGTGAGTACCGAATCATATAACCTTCGGCCGGATGCATCCGGGTTTAAGGTTAACTGGGAAGGTCCTACAGATGGGAGCTATCAGCCTATAATCGGAAGTACTTTGACATTTAACGTTTACAAGGATGCCAATTCTATGACACTCATTAACAATATGCTTTCATGGTCAGATTGCAGGTATATTGTTCAGGTTTCATTGTGGAACATACAACTTAATAGATACGATATATGGTGGCGTGGATTCTTACTCCAGGATTCGATAGTAGTTCCCGATGCGTTTGCGAACACGGCCGCAATACAATTCAAAGCCACGGATGGATTCGGACTTCTTAAAGACATACAATATACTGGTTATAATATTAGCGATCTTAAGCATTATACTATTCTTTATTGGTTAACTCAACTAAAGGCATATTTGCCGTTGAATTTCACGACTACCGAAGCGATTTGGAATATAGCCTCAAACTGGTACGAGACTAACATGGCAACGGGAGCGACATTTGACCCTTTGTCAAGGACTTATATCAACGAGAGTGCCTTTATAAAGATTGACGAATATGGAGTTGCCAACACGGTGAGCATTTATGATATTCTTAATTATATCCTGCTAACATTCAACTTGCAAATATCACAATGTTACGGCGTTTATTTCATCGTGCAACAAAACAGCTATGCGTTGAGTTCTGTCAGGTATTATATATATAATAGCTCAGGCCAGTATCTTGGGTATCAATACAAGCCTTTACAGTTACCGGTTATGCCTACCCGTTTATCGGGTGGTAGCTTCGGATTCGATGTTCCGGTCAAACAGGTAGTAGCTATATACGATTATTCACAGGGGATTTATAAAGATAACCTGTTGCCTCATAATGTAGACATATACGTGGAATATCCGCTTATTACATCTGTTCTTGAGTTACCAATTAGCATTATAGGGTCAATTGAAACGACTTATGACGGCACGGGCGGAGACCCTAACATTATTAATGCAAGTTATAAGCTAATAGTAAAGTGCGGTACATATTATCTAAATATGGATAGTAACGGTGATTATTCATGGTCAACCAATACGGCTAATTATGTTCCGTTCCATTCTCTCGACTTCAAATCAAACGCCGGGAAACGCATCACCGTTAATAACTTTTCCATATATTGTTTTCTGCCACTCGATAATGTACCGGTTACCTTTAAGTATGTGTTCTTCCAAATGGAATTGGCCACCGGAGAATTATGGAATGACCCTTTATGCACTTATACCGTATCACATGACGACATCGAAGGTTCATTTATTGCTAAGATCGACAGTAATACACCGCAAGACGGCTCTATACGTCATCGTGCTTCACTTGCCAATTCTGCACGGGATAGGATAGACCTGGATAATACTATTCTCGGAGACGGACTAACTAATTCCAGTGCGGGGGCTCTATATGTGTTAGATTCGAGTTCGCAGGTG